GAAAGGTCGCGTGAAAACGGCGCTAAAGGAGGCAGACCAACTAAAAACCAATTAGGTAAAAATGAAACCCAAAAAACCCAGCGGGTTATTTCAAAACCCAAAAAACCTGATAGTGATAGTGTAAGTGTAAGTGATAGTGTAAATGATAGTGTTAATACAAATAAAATTTATAAGAGTATTGATGAAATAAAAAAGGAGCATTTCGCTGATGAAAAAATAAACAGCTTATTTATCCAATTTTTATCCGAACGTATCGCACGTAAGAAATACCCAACTGATAACTCGATTGAATTGCTAATTAAAAAAATGCGTAAAATTTATAAAACCAAAGAGGAAGTAATTGAAGGGCTCGAGGAAGCAATCGCCAACGGATGGAGCGGTTTATTTGAAATTAAACGCAACAACACTAAACAACCACCACCAACAAAGACACGCGCCTCGATGGGCGTTAAAATGGAATAAAAGCACTACGTGTTAAAAAAAATACCTTTGACCTATGAATATACCAAAGATAGAACAAGCCCTAATGTTTCTTTGCCTTAACGGCGATGAGAACTACCGAGAAATCGCGCCGCAGCTTATCGAAGATTACTTCGCAGATGACACCGCGCTTAAAACATTTAAGCTCATTAACGCCATAATGAAGGACGGCAAGCAGCCTACATTCGTTACCTTCGGGCAATACGCGACACGAGACAAAGCACTAACACCGCAACAGATTGCAGCGGTCACCCAGTGGGGCAATGAGCTGAGTTACTCCGAACCGATTAACCAGTACATCGCAATCCTCAAAGATGAACACATCAAACGCAATATAAACACCATTCTAACCGAGCAAGCACTCGGGCTCGGAAAGGAATCGAGCGGAAGCGAAACAGCCGTTAACATCATTAAACGGCTTAATACACTGATCGAGAATGGCAGCCCTACCGATAACATCATAACAACGCCACAGTTAACTCACGAAGAGCGACAAGCATACTACCGCCGCGCTGCATTGCACCAAAGCGGTAAGACAAGCGGGCTCAATACCGGCATCGCAGCACTTAACCGATTCACTGGTGGATTCCATCCCGAGCTTATCATCATTGCAGGCAGGCCATCAATGGGTAAGACCGCCCTCGCACTATACCATGCCTGCCAGTTCAATGAGCCAGGTATCTACTTCAACCTGGAGATGAATCAAAGCCAGCTATGCCAGCGGCTCATACTTCAACACGCGAACGATGCGATTAACAGCGCACGGCTTCGCGATGGGAACCTATCGCAGCCCGAACTACACGCATTCGAAACCACGATCGGATTAGTTGAGAAGCTACCCATCACAATCTACGATAAGCCTCGATGCGGTGTGCATGAGGCAATACGCATAATGCGGCGCGAGGCACGTAAGAATAATTGCAAATGGGCAATCATTGACTATCTTCAGTTGATGACCATAGAAGGCTTCAGAGGCGGTAATCGAGAGGCTGAGGTTGCAGAGATAAGCCGAACATTGAAAGCCGCACAAAAAGAGTTAAACATTCCAATAATAGCACTTGCGCAGTTGAGCAGGCAAGTCGAGCAACGTGCCGATAAGCGACCGATACTCTCAGACCTTCGCGAATCGGGCAGTATCGAACAGGATGCCGACACGGTTATGTTCGTCTATCGACCTGAATACTATGGCTTGAATGATGAAGCTGGCAACCCTTATAGCTCCGATGTGTTTTATTTATTCGAGAAGCACCGGCAAGGTTCAACTGGTGAGGTACGATTTAAGCACAATAGCACGATCACGAGCTTTCACGATAGCGGCTCGAGTGGTGGAAGCTCTTATTTGCCTATGCCTGAAACCGAGCCAAGCTTAAACGGTAGCCTAAAGGCAATGCAGCCGAATGAAACTTTTGATTTTAATCCGTTCTAATGACAATCGAAGAGCAACTAATCGAGCGCATGAATAACTACCAACCGAGTGAGACAACGCTAACGGATGGCTGCGTAACATACCACAGCACAACGCGAACGCATCGAAGCTACGCAGAGCATTTGAAACACGCGCCTAATGGTTCATTCGTGCGCAAGGTGTACCTCAAACGCTGTTATGAGTGGCTGATGCTTTTGAAAAAAAACGGCATCGAAATGCATCACGCAATCAAATAAATACTTATCTTTGCAAACATCAATGGAAAGTGAAAACATAAAGACAGGGCGAGGGGGCTACCGCGAGGGAGCTGGGGCGAAGCCGCTATATGGCGAGCCAACGGTTAACATCACCTTTCGCGTCCCCGAATCGCATAAGTCAACTATTCGCCGCATGGTTTATGATTACATGGATACGCTCAAGACTAACCGCAAGCATGAACCAGAGTATGGATGCTAAGCTCTTAACCATACCATGCGCCATTGAATCGGTAGCCACGCGCCGCGATAAGACGATAAAGGTCACAATCGGAACGCAGGAGCTTTCACCCGAGCAAACGAGCGCACTGTTCAACCAGTGGATGGGTGGCGTGGGTGTGATGGCATTCAAAGGCGAGCAGTTCAACTACAACGATGAACAGCTACTCAACAACCTGAAGCTCGATGCCGCAGAGCTTGGAAGCAAGACACCGAGCCAGCGGTTACGATCAACACTCTACGTGCTATTCGAACACGCGCCCGAAGGGCATAAGGACTTCAACAGCTTCTACGCGGCAATGATGGAGCGCTTTATTGAAATGGTTAAGAAACGCATTGATACATACAACCTATGACAAGCAGACTAAGAGCAGGAGTATTCATTGATTCAGAGGTGAACGGCAAGCCGCATTATTTCGGCTACCTTACGCATCCGAGCATGGAGTACGATATAGCCGTGGCATTCACTGAAAAGGATTTGAAAGGCTTTGCAGAGGTTAACAAGCTGATTCTCCCAACCGATGAACCTGAGTATAAGTTCGGGGTTATATTGCCAACTGAAGACCGCGATAAGAACAATGCCTATACATGCAAAGTATTCGCATCGGGCAAGCTACACAACCTCGTTATCTACCCACGGCAATACAATCAAATCGTTACCAATGGGCACAGCCTAAATGCGCAGCACGAAGGCCGCATCTTTACCGAACTAATCACAGCATAGCATGCCACTATTCCAAGGCGACAGCCAAGAGGTCATTTCGATGAACATCCGCAAGCTAATTGGCGAAGGATATTCGCCCAGCCAAGCGACAGCGATTGCATATGCAGAGGCTGAGAAGTACCGCAAAGCACGTAGGAGATGAAAACAAAAGCAGTTAAGATATCAGAAGTTAAACTCAACCCGAACAATCCTCGATTGATTAAGGATGAGAAGTTTGCTAAATTGGTGCAGTCGATCAAAGACTTGCCTGAGATGCTTTCCATTCGTCCTATCGTAGTGAATACCGACATGGTTGTGCTTGGCGGCAATATGCGCTTAAAGGCTTGCAAGGAAGCCGGATTAAAGGAGATACCCATAATCATTGCAGATAACCTAACCGAAGAGCAGCAGCGCGAGTTCTTAATCAAAGATAACGTAAGCGGAGGCGAGTGGGATTGGGCGATGCTTCAGAATGATTGGGACACCGAGCAGCTCGATGCGTGGGGGGTGGATGTTGCAAACTTTGAAACACAAGATTATTCAGATAAAAACGAAGAAATTGATATTGATTCTTTAGATGCAGAAATAATAATTAAGCTAAAATATACTGAAGAAGAATATCAAATAGTTCGGGAACAATTAAGTAAAATAGCTTCAACACCTGAGCAAGCTGTTTGGAAATTATTAGGCAATGAGTAAACATAGATTTCCATATAAGTGGTATTTAAAAGACGGCTATCCACAAAGTAATGGCTTAAAAGTATTCGGCACTTTTATTTGTGGAGGTGGCTCAACTATGGGCTATAAATTAGCTGGCTTTGAGCACTTAGGCGGCGTTGAAATAGACCCGCCAATAGCCGACGTTTATAAAACTAATCACAACCCAAAATATTTGTTTGTTGAAGATATTCGAGATTTTGCGAATAGACTAGACTTTCCTGAAGATTTATACAACCTTGATATTTTAGATGGTTCGCCGCCTTGCAGTTCGTTTAGTATGGCTGGCAATAGAGAAAAGGACTGGGGCAAAACAAAAGTATTTCGTGAAGGTCAGGCAGAACAGAGGCTTGATGATTTGTTTTTTGATTATATACGTTTAGCTAAAAAGTTACAGCCAAAAGTTGTAATTGCTGAAAATGTAAAAGGATTAATTCAAGGTAATGCAAAGGCATACGTTCACAGGATAAAAAAAGAGTTTGAAGCTGCAGGATATAAAGTTCAATTGTTTTTGCTTAATGCTGCATCAATGGGGGTTCCTCAAAAGCGAGAAAGAGTATTTTTTATTTGTCAAAGAAACGATTTAAACTTTCCTAAATTAATATTAAATTTTAATGAAGAGTCAATAAAATTAGGTGAATTCATAGATAGCTCAAAAGGATTAAATTTATCAAAAGACGGAAAGTTATATTCAGATTGGTTACAAAGAATAGAAACAGATAAAAATTTTGGAGATATTTGTTTAAGAACAGAAAAAAAACAAAAAAGCTTTGGAAGAGTTTTGATTAAAAAAAATGATTATGCTCCGACAATTGTAAGCGGAAACCAATATATTTATTTTGATGAATTTAAAGAAATATCAAATCAAGATATTCAACAAATAGGTACCTATCCTCTTGATTACAACTTTAAAAAGATTGAGTCAAAGTATTTAATAGGTATGTCAGTTCCTCCTGTTATGACCGCACAGATAGCAACTGAAATTTACAATCAATGGTTTAAGTAATACAGCGAAAAAACAGCGATGCCAAAACCTGAAAACATTATACCGCATAAGTTCAAGAAAGGTCAAACTGGAAACCCGAACGGCAGACCTCGTAAGTTGCCGGAGCTTCACGTATTGCTCGCTGATGTATTGGGCGAAGAGAAGGATGGCGTTACGGCTGCCGAAGCGATATTGAAAGCAATACGCG